AGGTTATGGATCTATGGCAGATATTGATAAGAATATGCAGTCTGACTTTCAAGATGCTATGAGAGACATTAGAGATACAGAACAGTATCAAGAGCAAACTTCTTTACAAAGAGAAAAGGAGATAAATAGAACTAATAATGAATCTGCAAGAAATCAAATTGAAAGAGAAAAGATTCAAGCTCAAAAAGAAATAGCAGATAAGCAGTTACAAATAGCTAGAGAAAATAAAAATAAGTACGATAGAAAAGAATAATAAATAAATTTTACTTAAATAATTTACCGTTAGCTATATATTGCCATTTTTTTAATTTTCATTGTAAATTTATTAAGTTTATTTTAAATATATTTACTATATTATTATTAACACAAAACCAACAAAATGAGTGAAGAGCAAAACAATACAAATGATGCTGTAGAAAATGCATCAGTACAAGACTCTACAACTATAGAACAAGTAGAAGTAGATCTTGATGAGATGTTTCCTCAACCAGGTGCTGAAAATATAATGCTACCTGAAGAAGAAACAACTAAAGAAAAAACAACAGTTCTTTCAAAAGAGAAAGAATTTGATACAACGTTCATTGACAAACCTGTTGAAACTTCTAATACAGAAGAGGTATCAAAAGAGCAAGCTGAAGAAGTGGTTGAAGAAACTATAGCTGAGCTTGATGAAATGATTACTGCTGAAGAAGAGGTTGGTTCATCTACTGGTAGACCTAAACTAGATAAAAATGGTTTACTTGATCTAGCAAATAAAATGATAGAAGAAGGAACTCTTTTACCATTTGATGATGATAAACCTATAGAAGAGTATTCTACAAAAGACTTTAGAGAGTTGTTTGAAGTAAACTTCCAACAAAGAGAGGATAAAGTTAGAGAGGATACTCCTAAAGAATTTTTTGAAGCATTACCTGCTGAATTGCAAGTTGCAGCTAAATATGTTGCTGATGGAGGACAAGACTTAAAAAGTCTTTTTAGAACATTAGCACAGGTGGAGGAAACTATGGATTTAAATCCAAGTGTAGAAAACCACCAAGCTGAAATTGCAAGACAGTATTTACACGCTACCCAATTTGGAACTCCAGAGGAAATAGAACAAGAGATCCAAGATTGGGCAGACCTTGATAGATTAGAAAAGAAGGCAAAACAATTTAAACCTAAATTGGATGCAATGCAAGAAGAAGTTGTTGCTAGAAAATTAGCAGAACAAGAGCAAAAGAAAAAGCAACAAGAACAACAAGCAAAAGCATACCAAGATAATGTTTATGATACATTAGCAGTAGGTGAGTTAGATGGTGTAAAGCTAGATAAGAAAACCCAAGGTTTATTATTCTCAGGCTTAGTACAACCAAACTATCCATCTATATCAGGTAAACCTACAAATCTATTAGGTCACTTGTTAGAAAAGTATCAGTTTGTAGAGCCAAGACATGATCTAATTGCAGAAGCTCTTTGGTTATTAGCAGATCCTAAAGGCTATAAAAGTAAGATTAGAGATGTGGGATCTAAAAAAGCTGTAGAAAAAACAGTAAGGCAATTAAAAACTGCTGAGCAACAGAAAACAGCAACGTCTTCTGTTAACAGAGAAGAAAATAAACCTTCAACAGGTAGAAGAACAGTAAGTAGAAAAAGTAGTTCTAAAAAGAATAGTGGCTTTTTCAAACGATGATTTTAAATTAGTAAACAAATAAAAACAAATAATAAATGGCAACTCCAGTTTTAAACAATGGTATCTTTCTAAGGGATACAGCTTATGATGCAAGTTCCCATGTGGATTCTTACCACCTGGTGAATATGCTTAAAGACGCAGAGCCAATGGACATGGGTCCAGTGGATTTGTGGGCAATGACACAAAAGGTAGAAATGCCTTTGTACCAAATGTCTAGTTTTGGTGGTAAAAATGTAATTGAAGTAGATAATGCTCGTGGAGAGTATAAATGGCAAACACCTGTTTCCAATGATCTACCTTATATTATAGAAAATATCATGGAAGATGGGGCAGTTCTTGGTGCAGATGGAACTACTTTTAGAATTAAACTTTCTTGTAGAGAGTTTGGACATGGTGATATTATCACTTATGACAAGTATAATGGTGTTGAACTTTACATTACTGATGAAGATATTCTTCCTGTAGGTGATGGGTTCGTCTATACTGTACAACTTGTTAATAATAATAGTACAGCATCTCTAGATGAAGCATACCTTGCTAACGGTACTAAGTACTTTAGAAAAGGTTCTGCACGTGGTGAGTATGGTGAAAGATTTTCTGACATCAGAACAGCTACTGGTTTCCGTGAATTCTACAACTATGTAGG